CAGAAGTAAGACGAACAACATCATCTCCTGCACTCAGGCCAGTTCCACCGCCACTGTTATCATCTGCGTCTGCAGTGAGTTTTGGAGATGTTCCGACGCTGCTAGAAACAGCAGGTAAAGTCTTGCTGCTCAGACCATCTGGGTTAGCAATATCATCTTGATATACCTTCAGAGAAGTTGTGGTGCTCTTAGGAATTTCATCTGGGTCTGTGGTGGTATGATTGGTGATAGTGAGAGTAAGAGTGTCCTGACTCGTTCCACTAGCAGTTCCATCTGCCCACTGGTGAGAGAGTCTTCCAGCAGATCCGCCTGCACCACCATCATCATTATCTCCAGTAATAGTATCAACCGAACTTCCATCACCCCAGTTTACGGTGAATGTTGCACCTACACCAGTTGCGTTCGTCGTGGTGTTATCAAGGTGCAGAGTATGATAGGAGTTCGTTCCTCCAGTATTGTCAACAACATAAAGGTCGTTTCCAGTCAGTGCAGAACCACCAGTAGATGCTCTGAATAGGCTGAATCCCATTACTGGGGCAGGAGTAAAGACCGTAATAAAGTTTTCTTTTGTGATTGACTGTGAAGATCCTGCTCCTACACCACTGCTGTTTTTGGCAGTGACTGTAACGTCATACGTTCCACCGTCAGTATCAGTGTAGTTGTGAGAAGGAGTTGAATCAGTTGAATTGAGGTCACTGCTACCATCTCCCCAGTCAATATCAAAGCGGTTAGCATTACCTGAAGATGTAATTGTCAGTGTTACTGCTAAGGTTGCAGCACCTGAAGTCGTATCTGCAGTGAAGTCAACATCCGTTACTGCAGTGTTCTTAATGATGTTTAATCCAAGTTCGTTCAGATCATCAATACTGTTGACGAGACTTGATGAAGATGTGAGAGTGTTGAGTGCTCCGTCTGTCAAAGAACTATCGGATGGAGTTCCGAGTGTCAGTGTTCCACCTTGTCCGTAGTAATTGTTTGCGGTAACGATACCTGCATTAAGAATCGTGCTGTTGCTTGCATTCGCAGCTCCCGTTGCGACTGTAGTTCCAACACCAACGTTTCCGCTTGAGTCAATTAAAACTCTAACGCTATCTCCTGTCAGGAATTCAAGTGAGTCATTATCGTCTCCAGCAGTTGTTTCTGCTCTGATGAATGTATCTCCGTCAACGTCCTTTACACCACCAAGTGATCCCCAAGCATTTCCTGCTCCGTATCCTTCAAACTGGGATAATGTGGTGTTATATCTAATCTGACCGAGAATTGCAGACCCTGGTCTTTCTCCAGTTGTACCTTTAGCAATCTGGAGGAATCCAGTGCTATCAATTGTGACATTATTTGAGAAAGTTGAAACGCCAGTTACATTAAGTCTTCCACCGATCGTTACGTTATCTGGAAGACCAATCTGAATTTGGTTATCTGTGACGGTTGTTTCAATTTCATTTGCAGTTCCAGCAAATGTAATCGTTGAACCAGTACTAACCTCATCAGTTGTGCCACTATCAGCAGCAATATCAAATGTTGATGCTGCTGGTGCTGCGAATGATAGATTTCCTGAGCCATCAGTTTTTAAAATATCATTCGCATTGCCATCCGCTGACGGCATAACAAAAGTTACAATACCAGATAAAGAATCTGGTGATTTCAGAGTTATAAAGTTAGTGCCGTTGTCAGTGCCTTCTACAAGGTTTACTCCGCTGCCTACTGTAGAAGAATTTATCGACCAAAATCGACCTGAACCTACGAACTGATTATTACCCGAGGTAGAGTCAATACCAACATATAGATCTTTGCTATCTGTTGTAAAGCCTGGTTCACCCGCCCTCAATCCAGGGAGATTTGCAAGGAGGCCTCTCTTAAACTGAATTACAGGAGCCGCCATCTTTTGTTACATACACTATGTTTTTACTATTTAGTCTAGAATGAACCTCCGTCCACACTAGTAATAGTCATGTCATTTACGTCAAGTTCCTCTTCAATTTGATCAACAAAATCATCTGGCAAATCCCCATCCAATACCTGATCAGAAGAGAGCACAGTATCCATATCTCTTATGACAAATGTATCTGATGTTGCATCATAAACAATCATGTGTTTATGTTTAGTTGAATCCAACGTTCCAAAATCAGCGTTGGACATATCCCTGATATTGGATATTGCCATCAGAATCCTCCACCATCAACATTATCAAGTTGAACACTTCCAAGATCAATTTCAGATTCAAGTTGATCAATGAAGTCATCTGGAAGATCACCATCTTCTACCGATTGACTCAGAACCACATCAGGATCTACCAATACAAATTTGTCTGACGGCGAATCATATACCATTACGAACCCATCTTGTCCTTCTCCGAGATTCTCAACATCAACGTCTGCAAGACCATCTACAGTTGTAACTGGCCTTTGAGATGTTACATTATTTGATTTCATTGGCGCATTGATGTTGCGCTTAATAGTAACTGTAGCTGCTGCTGTTGATCTGACTACTTTTACTGGCATGGTATTTAAGTGCTAATGCCTGCTGTTACAATCGCTGATCCTTCGACAAGTCTTGATTTTGTTCCACCAGATGAAGTCAACCGGATATCATATAAGTATCTCCCTGGGGAAAGTCCACCAGTTACTCCACTTGTCATTGCTATGGCAACTTCTCCAGTTCCTGCAGTGATAGTAACTGAAAATGCAGTGGATGATGTAGCGGTAGGATGTTTCTTCAGTTTTGCTTCACCACTAAACCCTGAAAGATTAGAAGCACTACCATCAGATTCGGTTGACTTAAAAGTTTCCTCAAAGTCTGCTCCCTGAGGAATACTAATATTAATAACAGGATTCGCTGCCATGGTCCTTTTTTAACTATTTAGATTGGTCTTGGTCTTTACCTTGGTTCTTGAGTAGTTTTGATAATTCTGCAGTAGATCCTACAAACAATGCATTGGTGACATTTGTTGGGCCCTTGGCAACTGTTTCCTCTTCAACGTCTTTGAGTTTCTTCTGTAGTTCCATCAACTTATCAGTTGCGTCTGCAACGTTCTTGATTAACTGACCTGCAACTTCATATGCTCTAGGCATCTCACTCTCTTGAGCGAGTTCTAGAATGCCGTTGATTGCTTCCTGTCCCTTTTCGATAATAGAATATAAATTACCTCTGGTATATTCATAATCTTTCTTTATATCATCTGTAGAAGATGCCGAAGTTGGGACAGGTTTTGGAGTGTCTTTTACTGGTTCTGAGGATACGATGTCTCCTGCAACATCAAAAGTTTCATTGAGTTCATCAAACTGTTTCGTCATTTTCATTGTCCTATCAGATGTAATCTACGCTGAAACCAAAGTCGTCGCCTGCAGGAATGAGTGCATCGTCTGCCGCCGTAATAGACTTGACAGGTTCTCCTCTGAGGTGCTGGCTGGCAGTCGTATTATCCTGACCTCTCTTGACCTTGATGCTTTCGTCAGTAACATCCGTGATGTATACTGCCTCTCCGTCAATCTCAACATAAGTATCTGCAGTAAATGCGGTTGGATCATCAACCTTGATGACTGTTGCGCCAAGGGTGATATCGTCAGTGAGGTTGGAAAGAACTGTTCCTGTGTAGTTCTTGATCGCCCTTGGTGTAACTCTGTATGAGAGGTCTCTGCTGTACTCTGTGCCGCCTGTAGAACCAGCAACATACCCGACAGTTGCCTTGGTAATGATATCGCTGCTTGCAGAGGCAACAGGACCGTAGAGGTAAGTCTTCGCAGAAAATCTCAGAGTGTAGATAAGTGCTCTTCTTGTAGTGAAGTCTCCCTCATAGTCATCATTCATATCAATGCTATTGAGAACGACTGGGACATCTTTCTTCTCACCAATCGTCTCTACAAGATTGAGAGTCATATTGTAGTGTGGTTGAAAATATGGCAGAATCTGTTCTACTATCTGCAACATATCATCATTCAACTTAGTGAAGATTGCCAGTTCAAAATTCATATTGTATGGAACTGGAGTATAGACCTTCTGAATTTGAGTGGGGTCTGAAACCGAACCTTTCTTAAAAGTCTGAGTCTGCTGTAACTTTCTGCTTGGATCATATTCAAGACCAACAAACTCAAATGACATTCTAGGCAATGTCAAAGAAGTAGACTTGTTTAAGTCTGGTTGTTGATTTAATCTTGCTAAAAACTTTTGCGTAGGACCATACGCCAAAGGAACCCTAAAGTCATTTACAGTATTGCCAGAAGAGTTCTCCTGCTTGATTGAAATTTCGTTAAACAGAGAACCGAATGATATAATGGTCCTCCTAAAAATTTCGTTATAAAAATACTCAAACATCGTTTTGGTTCTTGTTTAACAATTATTTAGGGTTAAGGCATACCGAATGGATTTGTTTCGGTAAAATCAATGATATTATCTGCTGCATCTTCGATTTCTTGATTGGAAGTAAATCCACTTTCGGGGAATGTTGTAGTGTTGAGTTTATAACTTGCAGAAGAAGCTGCTCCAACAATTTGCTCCCCTACCGTAAAGTCTCCAGTTGCTCTGAATACTTCCAGTTTATTTGTAGAAGCGGTCCAAGAAACAACAACTGCTGTAGTTCCTGAAGAAGAAC